TTACTGCTGTTGTTGTAGAATTGTTATCTTTATATGAGAGGTTACTTGCTGTGAATGTCGGATTGCCATTGACTATTATCATGGTTTTAGTAATCGTAGAATGATATGTATTACCACTTATAACTGTCCTTAAATAAAAAATAACAGATAATGTTTTACTATTTGGACATGCACTTCTTAATGTATTTCTTTCTGCTTCAGTTAAACTGAATGTATATGATGAGCCAGTTTTAGATACATCTCGATATGGAACATCATCTCTGGAGCCATTTAAAGATATACATGCTTGAAGTGATGATACAGAGTTACCTGCCGAATTTGTATATTTAATTGTCGGATTCGATTCATCATTAAAATCCTCTGCACTTGTTAGATTTGCTTGTCGAGGTATTTTTGTAAGACTAATACTTCCTGAGTATGAATTACTTCTGTTATAGTAAACACATCCTTTTAAGGTGAAGCTAACATCACTAGCACTACCATCAGCATTATGCGTTACTGTTATTGTTCCTGTTGCAGAACCTGTTTTTGCTGGGAAGTTATATGTATTCCAATTTGTAGTTTGAGTTGCATATATAGTCTGTCCATTTACTACAACACCCCAGTTATAAATCGTATAATAGTTAACATTTCCACCTGTTGATTGTAATGTCCATTTAATGGTAGAAGTATTATTTGCAATACTATATGATTCCTCAACAACTGTTAGTTTTAAATATCTTCCATCATACGAACTTGTTTGAACACTAGCCATATTTCACCTCCTAAGTTAAAGGAACTATTCCTATTCCAGTATTTTCATTTGTTTCTATGCCAAGCCATCTAGCTAATCCACATAGGGTAATCTCTTCTTCAACAACCGACTTTTTCATATGAAATTCATCACCATTCATCCAGAATATTCGATTACCATTTTTATCATATCCAGTAAATTCATTTGGATTAATTACAACCTTACTGCCATCAAGACCAAAGATACAAATCCCATTCTCATCGAATACACCAATTAATCTGTTTGCTATATCATAGATTTCAATTCTACCTGCTTCATTAACTTCTGCTCCAACTTTAAACGTACCACCTTTAACTAAGTTAGCAGTCATATTGATAGCATTTACTACTTGCATATCAAGTGTTCCATCAATTAACCATGCTGAATTAAAAGTTCCATTGATTCCTGTTGTTGAAAATCCAATTCCTGCAGAAGATATCATCATTACATTGGTTGCATTCTCTTTTGGTAATGTATCAACAACCAATATCTTGTCACCCTCGTATATTACATAACTATTTCCAAGAGTTCCCCATATCTTTGATGTAGCTTCTGCTAAATCACTTGATAATGTTGCTTTAATAGTTTCATTCTGGGTTGTTATTTCCTTTTCTGTGTCATTCTTTATGGTTTGTACTAAGTCCTTTAATTTGGTCTTATAATTGCCAAATTCAACTTCTATGTATTTATCTCTAATGCAGTCGTACTTTAACGAAATAACATTAGTTACTATATCTATTCCAAGTTTTTCATGTTGAACATGAATTGTATCTCCTAAATCAACAACTTCATCAATTACTGCCTTGACTTTATAATTACATTTCATATATTTATTTTTATCTAAATATAATTCAGCCTGATTTCTTAAATCTGTTCTTAAGGCTTCCTTATATTCATCTTCTTTAAGATTTCCATATTCATCTTTATAGGCATTTTCATCAATATCTTGTTCAAACTTAACTATTTTTGTATAAGGTATATCATAGTGTATATCTGATTCCAAATATACTTCAGGCAATGTAATACCATCGAACCCAACTGGAAGTATTTTCGTAACAACATCATCCCATATTTCCGTGGCCTCTATTGTTTTAGAGTTTTTTCCATATTTTATTGTTATTCCTCTATCTGTGCCAATTTCTTTTTTTATTCCAACGATAAAGTTATCTCTAAATAAATGACCACCCCAACGTTCAATTAGGATGGCTATTGTTTCTTCTAATGTTTTCCTTACAATTCTTGCTGAGTTTAATGATTCAACATCAGAAATAGTTGTAAATGGTGTTGATGATTCGCATGCATTATTAAAGTGGTCTAATGCATAATTACAATCTCGGTTTTCCACATATGAATTTTCAATTACATATCGAGATGTGTCTTTCCATAGATGATAACCTTTAATTTTTATTTTGTTATTCTTTCTTTCTGGATTAATTAATCTGAATCCCTGTTCACCCCATCTGGTATTGGCTCTTATAATCATACCTTCTTGTAAATAATCAATATCTTCTATACTTGACTCAATTTCTATGTAGTAATCTCCATTATCCTCAACATAAATTTCAGCTTTAGTAGGATGTAATATTTTAAGACCATTGTTATTAAACAACTTTTCTGTCCTATCGAATACCTTAATCATTATAGCCACCTACTCTTTGGTTCAATGATTATTTTTGTTAAATCACCAGTCCAACTTATCGTATTAATTCCTACATTTAATTTAGGAAATTCACCCAACATATTTCTGTTTCTATAAGTTCCATTTAAATATGCTTCTTCTTTTAATGAATCAATAATTACTTCTGTTTCATTTTCTGGAAATGTATAAGTAAATATTCCTACATTGTTTACAAGTATTTCTATTGTTCCTGAACCAATTAAAGTTATTATTGGTTTAGCTACTTCTAATCCTTTATTCTCTACTTCTACACTTGTTTCTGATGCAATATTTAATTCTACACTTTCTTCATCTTTTAAATACTTAAATGGCTGAGTATAAAACTTAACATTGGCTTTTTTAAATCTAAGTAATTTTTCATAATCTATTTTGTCGATTATTGTCGAATTATATACTTTATCTGGTTCATCAGATGTTATTAATTTACCTGTTCCAGTAAAATATTTCATTATTGCATCTATGTCATAATTTCTAGATAATCCTATCTTTATTGTTTTTGTGTAGCTTTGATATCCTAATTCTTCAATAATATCTCCATCTCTTCCATCGACTTCAGTTGTATCAGTTCTCATTTTAGGTTTAGTTATAGGTGGTAATTCAGTAATGATTAAACCTCTAATATTATCACTATCTATATTGTTCCATATTATTTTAGCCATTATGAATACACCACCTTTTCTACTTTATCTATTACAAGTTCACCAAATGTTTCATCAAATGCTTTAAATGTCATTCCATCTAATGCTTCTTTGAATGCATCTACTAATCTGGCTTGACTTATTCCTGTTTCAGTGACATTTTCTGCTGTTGGATTTAAGTTAGTATTAATCCCTAAATCAAATTCTCTAGGAATAGCATTTTGAATATCAGTTGATACTGAATCCATTTCATCACTAAATCCCTCACCAATACCAAAAGCTAAATTCTTACCAATTTCATCTCTAAATATTGTTGATGGTGAATGAATACCAAAGAATGACTTAATTCCGTTTAATACTGATTTTCCAAATCCTTTAATTTTATCAAGAACCCAATCTTTCGCATTATTAATACCATTCCATAGACCTTTAACTAAGTTTTTACCAACTTCAGCCATTCCACTGATTCCACTAACGATTCCATCTTTAACTTTTCCGAGTAATTGTTTACCCATATCTAGCATTTTTCCAAAGTAATTAGTAATACCTTTAACAAGTGAACTTATTACCTGAGGTATCTTTGAAACGAGTTGAGGTATAGCTTTTACTATTCCTACAGCTAACTGAACGATTAAGGTTATTCCCATTTCTATTATCTTTGGTAAGTTATCGGTTATTGCTGTAACCAACTTATCAATTATCTCTGGCATTTTATCTATTAATTGAGGTAAGGCATTCAAAATACCTGTGACTAATCCCTCAATAATTGCTATTCCTGAGTCTATTACTAAATCAATGTTATCAAGTAGAGCCATCATTGAATCAACTAAGCCCTGAACAACTATTGGTACCAATATAGGTAATTGTTGACCTAAAGTTTGTCCTAATTGAACCACCATTGTTATGATTGTAGTTATTATAGTTGGTAGATTTTGCATTAATATAGATATTACTCCTGTTAAGAATGTAGTTATTAGTATTGCTAACTGAGGAGCCATTCCTGATAATGTATTTAAAATAGTTGTTACAATTGAACTAATACTATTCATTATCGTAGGCATATTCTCTACCAGTGTATTTGCAATATCTTCTATCATTCCCATAACAGACTCAATTAATTGTGGTAATAGCTCATCTGTTACTCCAATTAGTAAGTCTGTTATTCCACCTACTATTACTTCTATTCTCGGAAGTATATTATCAAGTGCCATTAAAATACTTTCTACTAAATTACTTGTTAATGCTTCAAAATCAGCAGAGTCATTTGCTATTCCTGTAAGCATATTAGACCATGATGCTTTTAATGATTTCACTGAACCCTGAATAGTTCCAGCTGATTCACTTGCAGTTCTACCAAGCACACCATATTTATCTGCTGTTTTTTCTAGCACATCTAATATTTCTGTACCTGATAATTCATCAACACTACTAATCATATATCCTGCACTTTGAGCTGCCTCTAAAAATCCTGTCTTAGTTCCTTTTATACCGATATTTAAATTATCAAGATAACTGTAGTTACCTTTTAATGCCCAGTTGATTGCAGTGCTGGCTGTAGTCATATCATATCCAAAAGTATTAGCTAGGTCTGATTCTAATTGCAACATTCTATTTGTTGTGTCTATTGCTTGATTCTCATCTTCTATCCCTGACTTTATTAAAGGATATGTTGAATTGAATGATTTGTAATAATCATTCTGACTCATTGTTAAATCTTTCCAAGCAGATTTGGCTGTGTCTTTAACTTTATTTATTTGTTCTGCACCTTTTTCTACACCACCAAACATAGCTTCAACTCCACCCTCTAGCTGTTCAAAATCTGCATAGCTATCAAGTGCTTGTTTTCCCATGCTTATGAATGTATTTCCTAATTGCTTAGTTAGGTTTACTAAATCACTAAATTCTTTTTTAATTACATCACTTAAGATATTTGCTTTTACTAAATCTGCAAATGTTATCGAAGATTGTCCTGCTTTATCTTCTGCATCACTAAAATCATCTACAGCTTTAGTTGAGTCATTTAATCTTGTTTCATTTTCTTTTATAGTGCCTGATAAGTTCTTTATTTCCTTTTCTAATTCTTGGGCTTGTTTAGAGTTTTTACCCTGTTCTAATACTACTGAACCATACTCTGTTTTTAATGATGCTAATTTTGTCTTTTGTTCGCCAATAGTATCAGATAATTTGTTATAAGCATTACTATTTTCGTTAATAATGCTTTTATTCTTTTCTATTTCTGAATTAATATTATTTACTTCAACCTTAGCAAGGTTTAATTTTGTTTTATATTGAGTAATTTTCTCATTATTTTTATCATATTGATTTTGGGCTGAAGCAAGCTGATTTGATAACTCATTAACAACTTTTTCTTGGTTCTTTATTTCAGTATTAGATGCTGTTGTTGAGTTTTTCATTTCTTCTAATTTTTTCTTTTCATCAGATAACTTATTTGTTAAGTCACTAATTGTTTTAGAATTGTCAGATTGTTGCTTATCAAAATCAGCAATTGCTTTTTTGTAAGTTTCTATCTTCTTATTTCCCTCATCCAACTCTTTATTAAGTATTTTATTTTTTGATGTAAGTGAAGTGACTGATTTATCTGTGCCATTAAATCCACTGGACACCAGCTTCATTTCACTCGACATCAATGTTAAATTAGTAGTTATTGTTTTTAAGGCTTTAGTGTATTCACTTTCACCTTTTAACTTAATTGTTCCACCAAATGAACCAGCCATACTATCACCTCTAATCTCTTATCCATTCTTCATCTTCTATTAGGAGTTCATTAAGTTGCTTGTAGGAGATATGTCTTAACTGAAAGTCATAGTATTCTTGATAATGATGATATAGATTATTAAATGTTCTATATGTTAATCTACCTACTTCTTTCTTTCTTAATCCCAATAGTTTTATTCCTACAAATAAAAACCACGAGAAGTCTATCTGTTCCGATTCATCCTCGTGGATTATATGTTTTTTGGGTGTTCATCTTTAACACTTTCTGTAATAACTTTATTTAGTTTTTCTGCAGATGCTTTTATTCCTGCTCTGGTGATAATTCTACCAACTTGTTTTGTAGTTAATAGAGGATTATCTAATCCCTTTTCATCATTCTCAATATCTATGGCTTCATTCATCATTTCAGTTAGACCAAAGATTAATGCTTTTGCATTAACTTCACCTTTTTTATTATCGGTTAATCTTGCCCATTTTTGTACTGAGCCATATTTATTTTGAATAACTTCCATAACGTTTAAATTAAATACAAGTTTATATGATTTATCATCTAAATCAAATGAAAACTCATAGTCTTTCAAATTACTCACCACCCTCTGGTGTTAACAGACCATCAAGATACTCTACTGCATCATTGTAGTTATCAAACGTTTTAGTTTTAGACCAAGTTCCATCTTTTAGTTTTAAAACACTACCCTCTAATGTAGGAGTTGTAAATTCAGTCGATTCACCTTTTGTTTTTTCATCAGGTAATGAATCCTTAAATTTAGTTTTACATATAAATTCAACTTTATATTTTAATGTTCCCTCATACATTTTTGTGATAATTCTACCAAATCCAACATATGGAGCTACATCTGTATCTTTTCTAATCATTTCACCATCTTGACTAATTTCATGACCAGTTAATCTTGCAGTTGTAACATCATCATCTTCATCAGTAGTAATTGTCACTGTACCTTTCTTAACTGAATAATCACTTTCTGCTAATCCATCATCAGCATATAATTCAGCTGAATTTAAGTCTAATGAAACCTTACAATCAATTGCTTTTCCTAATTGTAAAGAACCACCATATGTTTCTGTTTCTGGGTCTAATATTCCATATCTAAAATACTTTAATCCTGTTCTTGCCATTATTTATTCCTCACTTTCTCAAATTCTAATGTTTTATGATATAGTCCTGTTTCTTTTTCATACATATCTGGACTACTATCAATACGTATGAAATCATTATTTTCCATTACTTCTTTGACCTTATTTTCTATTGCTAAAAAATTACCTTTTGAAAATATATCTATATCAATTGTAATAACACTTTCTAATTCTTTATCATCACCAAATAAAGCAGGTCTATCAGCTGTGAATGTATATGTAATATAAGTAGTTTCTTTTCCATCATAGGTAAGATATCCTGCTGGAATAGTTTTTCCATTAACAATAAAGTTTGAGAATATACTATTCATTAATTCATAATCATTCATCTTTGATATACCTGTCCTGTACTTTCTTCATAGCATTTTCTATTTCTTCTTTATTTCTAAATGCTTTCCTGAAGAATGGCTTTTTCTTTTCTCCATGACTTGTACCATATTCACGAGCCATTGCTTTTAATGGAATAGCAACACCATCTGAATCATATCCATAGAATGCCACTTTATTATTAATTCCATCATCAGTTGGAGTTTTATATACTCTGGTGATTTTTAATCCTTTTTCAAGACTATCGGTAGACTTAAAAGATGACTTCATATTTTGCTTTACTTTTTCATAAACCAATTTAGCTCCTGCTGTAGTCATTTCACCCATCATCTTATCTACATTATTGGTTAATTCTTTATAACTATTAATCAAGTCTGTAGGTAGTTCAGTTTCAAATCCTGCCATCATTTAGTCACCTCTTTAGCTTGTATTTCCAATTTGACATTTGCTTCATCTATATTGTTAAGATATTCAATAGAATAAGTTTTATTTTTAAATTCAATCAACATATCTCTTTCTACATTTGTCTTTGGATATCTGATAGTAAAGTTTGTATATGCTTTCTCAAAATCAGAATTACTTGCTATTAATGTAAAACCTTTTGTAGTTTTAACATTTGCATATGTTTCTAATATTAGAGTTTTATCATCTGTTTTAAATCCACTTGAATCAGTAGTATGCCCTACTTGATATATTTTTATCTTCTGGTTATATTTACCTGCATTTAACATACGTTATTAGTTACATGCATTCCTAGAATAGTTTGGACAACTTTATTTAAATCACTCTTATCAACGTACAGAGTTCTGTTATCATACATATCTTGACATAAAATAAAAATGACTATAACAAAGTCATCAAATTCATCTAAGTCTTGCACTCCTGTATTTTCTTTTATAAATGCTTTAGCAATTTCAATAAGATTAGTTAGTAATGTTTCTTCTGATTGACTAACTTCTGTTAGTCTTATATAATCAGCTATTTCTTGATAGGTTATATCACTAACTTTCATTAGTCCTCACCTCTTTACTCAGAAGCTGTTTCTTCATTATTTTTGGCTTCTGTTTTTTTCTTAATTTCTTTTGGAGTATTTGGTTTACCAGATGCAGGAGTAATATATCCTGCACCTAATAAATCTTTAACAATATCTTCATTATCAATTTCTATTTCTTGACCTTTAGTAGCAGATATTAAACCACTAAATGTTTTTAAGACTTTATACATTAGGTATCACCTAAGCTTTACAAGTTAATTTAGAAATCTTTTGAGCATCTTCGACTTTACCATCAAATTCCATCCATGCTACTACTCCAACAGCATGTTGGTCTGCATATTTTTCTCTTAGGATTTCAATTTCTAATTCCTCTACAAACTTAGTTGCTAAACCTGACATATCACCATAATAGATAATATCTTTACCAGCACCGATATCTTCCATATTGTCTGATTCATAAACTGGTTTACCAAGTAATGTATAACCAAAGTCATGTGTTAAATCATCTTGTAATAGATATCTACCATTGTCATCTTTTAATAATGCAACAGCTGTTAATGTTTCTGGTGACATAATCCAGATAGCATTCTTTTGATATTTTTGTTTTACCTTTCTCTTAGTTTTAATAATTTCATCAGATGTGATAGCAGTTGAACTTGCAGTTTCTACACTTAAAGTAACGCCTGCTTTTAATCCAGCAACCTTATTTTCAGTTCCATGAATTAATTCACCCTCTAAGAATACAGAAATTGCTTCTGCCATAATATTTATAACTTCATTAACAATATCGAAGTCACTATTATTAATTAATGATTTAGATATTTTTGCTAATGCTCCTGCAAGATATCCTGATAATTCAATACTTGTAAAGTTACCAATATTACTTTCTAATGTTTGGAACTCAGTAGCATATGCCATATTAACTTTTGCTTCTGCTGTTTCAGAATAATATGGTATTTCTAATTTTCCTTTAACATTATATTTTGTTGACTTTTCTAATAAAGGAGAAATGTCATAAACCTTTTTAATAATTTTGTTAGCAATACTAACTGGAATTACTGCTCCATTATTTCCTATTTCTAAATTAACATCTGCTCTTTCTTCTAACACTCCACGAATGTAGTTAGCAAATGCACGTGATTCTTCTTTTTCTTGATTCACGTTATCTTCACCCTCTTCCTTATTTTCTTCTGTTTCTTCTTCTGGTTTATCTTCACTTAATTCTCTACCTTTTGTTAGAGCACTTATAGTGTCATTGATTAAACCAATTTCCTCTTCTAATTTTTTGAATAGTTCATTCTCTTCATCAGTGAATGCTCTTTCTTCTTTTTCTACTTTATTTAGTAGATTTTCCATTTCTGTTTGCTTTTCAGCTTTTTGTTCATTTAATGCTTTTAAATTCATTGTTCATTACCTACCTTTCTTTTACTTTTCTTAATCTTTCTTCATATTCTGAATAATCAATTTTTTTAGCATTATCTTCTTTTACTTCTTCTGGCTCTTCTTTGATGTCTAATTCAACTGATTCATCTGTTCTGTATTCAATCACTTTGACATCATCATCCCTCAATTCGATACTTGTACCGATATATGCTGGTGTCTTTCTGTCATCAATGATTGATACTTCAAATAAATCCAAATCTCTAACTGTTCTTTCTTCAATACCTGCTTCATTAAGTTTTCTATCTTCTTTATTGCAGATAAAACCAAAAGACCAGCCACGAAGTTTATTCTCTTTAGCTTTACTAATAACTTCTGAATCATCTATTTCAACAATGGCTCGTAAACCAATGCTGTCCTCATAGATTTTTGCTTTACCACTTTTTGTGTCAGCCAGTTTTCTTTCTTTTTCGTGGTCTAGCAAAACATCAACGTTATCAGTTCTTTCTAATGCCTTTTGAAATGTTCCTGCTCTAATCTTTTCTATGAATTTTCCACGATTGTCATATAGGACTTTGGAATCTCTTTCAACTGCATTTACATAGCCATCGATTATTACTTTTCCATTTCTAACTTGTACCCTCATCATCACCACCACCTTTCTCATTTTTCATATCGACTATGGCATTAGTATTCGGTGTGTAATACTTACCTGTATTTGTATCGAATACAACATTGGCAAGATTAAGTGTTATTACATCTAATCCATCAATGCTGTCATAATCTTCTAGGTATCTAATTTCATTCTTACTTATCCATCCTGTTTCAGATGCAATCTTGTAAGCTTCATATCTTTCTTTGATATTTCCACGAGTAATTTCTCTGGTATCAAATTCAAAATAAAAAGACCCTTTCTCTTTTTCGAGTAATAGGTCTTTATTAAGAGCAATCTTTATAGCTGTTAATGTCGGCATGATTGCTTCTTTCATAAAATCATCGAATGATTCCTTATTATGAAATATTTTATCTATTTCATCATTGAGAGTTTTCTTTCTTTCATTTAGTTGGAGTTCTACTGTTGTACTTGAACCCT